TTGGCACCACCGAGCGAAGCATTGCCCGAAGCGTTACCCGCGCCACCAGATAAGCGCGTTTCAAAATTACCAGCAATGATGGCCATGGTGTGTGTTCCTTTGTGGGGTGAATATTGACTCTCACAATTGCTATTTATTCAATAGCAATTTAGGCAGTGAATATGCCGGCTAGGGGTGGTTTATTACTCTGATTCAGTTTTTAAACTGAGAGCATATTTAACCGCTGCTTTTTCAGCATCAACTTGATTTGCCTCTTGTGCCGCTTTCAGGTCAGCCGCATTGAGGTTGACGACGTCGTTTGCTTTACCATGCACACAGTCAACCAAGACGCGTGCTGGTGTGGTTTTTTCTTCGGGCATTTGAAACTCCAATGATTTGAGTGTTGGGAAAAGCCAAGCACAGCGGGGTTGCTGTGCTTGGCGGTGAGGCTTAACCTTGCGATTAAGTCGCGCTGTGCTGGTAGACCTTGACCGAATTGACGTCCAGCAAGTTGCCGCCGGTACGTGCCCAGGCCAAGAAACCAACTTGACCCAGCTTCATGTAAGCGCTGTCGTCAAAACGGAACATGGTAACGTCCATCGCATCGCGGATCATGTAGTTGCTGTAGTCACCAAACGCCAAAGATTTGGCATTGGCAGCCGGCACGGCCATGTCGTTGTTCAAGAACACGTCATAACCCATCAACTGATCGGCAAACTTACCGCTGATACCGCCGTCGTAGCTTGGTGTCCACAATGGACGGCCTGCGCTGTCTTTCAATTTGCGCAAAACGCGACGCATGGTTTGGCTCATCATCCAGCCGCGAGCGCCGCCCACGTCAGCGTCTGTGCCGCTTTCGCTCAGGTAGGCTGCATCTAAACTGTCAACCAGGTCTACCAAGTCGTCATAGACGATGGTCAAAGTTTGGCCAGTTGTGCCAGTTTTACCAACGCTGGCTGCAGTGACCAAGCCGTTTGGCTGGGTTGTGCCGTTGCCCAAGGTGTAGCCAGTGTTGCTGATGCGACCGATACGCTGACCAGCGCGTTTCATAATCAAGGCTTGGATATCAATCGTACTGTCTTGCAACAACTCAATCGGCACGCCGAAGATTTTGGAGCTGGCTTTAAAAACGTTCAACGCGACAGTGCCAAAATTTGGATCACCAGGGGTTGCTGTGGTGTTTTGTGCAATCCACTCGCCAGTTTCAGCCGTGCCGTCTGAAGATGGGTAAGACAACGCATTGCCTTGGGCAGTGCGCAAATTGTCAGCGACACGGCGCATGTAGCCGTAGGCTTTGGCATAGTCGATGAGGGACGATGCCACGTCACTCTTGACACTGAAGCCACCCTCAGAACCCGTCGTAGTAGACATGGTGTTGCGGATGACCTGCGCTTCTTCCACGCTCATGTCTTTGAAAGACTTACGAAAGAAGATGTTTGCCGCTTTTTGCTCATCGGACTGTGTTTTGCCATTGCCGTCTTTGCGGAAGTCTTCAAGGTCTTTGAAGTTGTCTTCGCGGTCGCGGGCGATCACTTTTTCGTGAGCTGCGATCTGGTTGGAGGTGCGATCAGCTTCGTCCATGTGGTTGTCAAAGGCGGTTTGGTCTTCCTTTGTCCATGGTGTCGAACCTTTTTCAGCCAACAATTTTTTGGCTGCTTGGCTGGAAGCTGCGAGGCGCTCCCGGAGTGCTTGGATGCTCATTGTGTGTTCCTTTGAAATGAGACGGACATAAAAAAAGCCACTCAGGATTGAGTGGCTCGGTATCGACGCGGGAGCGTCAGATTCGCTCAAACAACCGCAGGCGGTTGCGGTTGAGTTGGGTTTGCGCGGCAGCCAGGGCGGTTAAATCGGGCGCTGGCTTGTTTTCTGGCTGCGCGGGGGCGTTGGGGTAGGCGGCAAGGTTCCACTGCGCTTGCTGGCCGTCTGTTTGCTTGGTGTTGGGGTCGATGGCGTCGATGAACTTGGCGTCCAACGCCTCTTGCGCGGTGAACCATGTGGTGGCGTCCATCCAGGCGACAACTTGCTCGGTGCTTGCGCCGGTTTTGCGGGCATAGTCGGCAATGATGGTGCCGTCGATTTTTTCAAGCAAGTTGGCAGTGTCGCGCAGCTCGGACTTGTTGCCATAAGCCATCGTCCAGCTATTGTGAACCATGAACAAGCCGCCGTCTGTCATACGCACCTCGCTGCAAGCCAACGCTAGGTAGGTGGCAGCGCTGGCACACATGCCATCGATGTGGGCAACGACCTTGCCAGCGTGGGCGACCACCGCAGCGGCCATGGCGCGGGCTTCAAACACATCGCCGCCTGGGCTGTTGATGTGCAGATGCACGGTTTTGTTTTGCTGGCCAACCAATGAGGTGATCAACGCGGTCGCGCTTGCACCCCAGTAGCTGTCAATCACGTCGTTAACATAAATGTGCGCCTCGGTGTCAGTAGCTTCCATGCGGATGGTGCTAGCACCTTCGGCGCGGGCGTTATCCTTGAGTAGCTGCATCAGCTTGTTGAGTTTCATGCGGTGGCTCCGGTTGTGTTTGAGTTTGTTGCAGCATCGGTGCTGCGCTGGGCTTTGAACAGTTCGTTGCCACCAGCAATGGGGGGTAAATTTTTGAGTTTTCGGACTTCGTTGACGGTCATATACGCATCGCCAGCGCCAGGGCCGCCAAGGGCTGCTTTGAAGACTTCGCTTTGTGCTTTGCTGTCGCCACGCAGCAGGCCGTCTAGTTCAAATTCAACAAAATTGCCTGCATTGCGAAAGAATTTACGGTTGATCTCTTCTTCCCAGCGGCACAGCATGGGTTTGATGGTGAATCGAACAAAACCAAGGGTGATTTGCTCGATACCTGTGCCCCAGCTGCTGGCTTTATCGCTGTCACCGATGATGATGGGCGGCACGCCTAGGGCTTGGCAGATGTCTTCTTTTTCATATTTGCGCGACTCAATCAACTGCATGTCAACAGGGCTGATGCCGAGAACGTTTGCTTTGACCCCTTCGGTCAAAACTAAGGGTAATTTACTTGCGCCCTTCCCTGTATAGATGGCCACAAAGTTTTCGCGTAGCTCTTGCGTTTGCTTTGAACTTAATACTTTGTCACTTTGTATGGTAATTTGTGGCATTTCGCCAGAGCCTACAGCGCGACCTGAGTAGTCAGCAGCGGCGAGACTGTTGCCGATAGATTGCTTGGCCGCGTGCTGGATGGCGCTAAGGGAGTGCAAGCCATTAAAGCCAAAGCCTGCAAAGTGCAGCATGTCGTCTTGGTCGACGGTACGGACTTTACCTGTGTCTCTGTCCATGACATCGTAAACCAAGCGTTTATTTACTTGGCGTGCAACTACGCAATCAGGGTGGTGAGGCTCTAAACCAATGATTTGACCGCAAAATTTCTGTGTGCTGGTCGCCACGCAGGGCAACGCAGCGCACAATCCATTCTTTCCAACTGGCCGATGTCCACATCGCGTGCGGTTGCTCGTTCAGCATCCAGTGCAAAGGGGTGTTGCGGACACGCTCGCGTTCGCCTTTAGGGTCAATTCGAAACTGATGTACTGGCAACTGCAGCACAGCACCTGCCAACTTAGTGAGGCAGGCGTATACCGTGCTAACAGCCATGGCAGTTTTGTCGGTAACAGCATAGCCGCTGGCTGAGGTGATGGGCTGAAACAGCTCACGCATTGCGTCGTTGTCAGAACTGACAACTGTTAAGTTGTTGACTGCACCAACCATACGCAGCGCTGCGCCTGGACGTGACTGCGCCCAATTGGCGAGCACGCGCGAGGAGTGGCGCTTGGCTTCTAGGTTGATTGTGTTCACAGTACTACAAATCCTTGTTCAATGTCGTTTGATTCCACATTTGCCATCGCCCTACCCAACGCCATCAACATCGCCATCACGCCGTCGATTTTGTTTTCAGGGCGCTCTTTGGTTGGGCTGCGTAGTTCGTTAAATTTGCTGACTTTGACAACCAAGTTACTGACCATCCAAGTCATGACGGGGTTGCCATCGAATCGGAGTTTTTTCTCTAACACCAAGTTTTCGACTTGGATCAATGGCGGGGTATAGAACA